GGCGGGTTCTCGGGAGATTTGGGACATGTCCGATTTGAATCAACAGCTTAGGTATGACCCCATGGATGGTGGGGATATTGTAACTATGGTTGACGTTGATTACCATTTAAATGATTGGTCGCCATTTGCTGGGAAACCAATTTTGATTTACACTCATGTGCCCCCCAATTTGGGTGGTAAGACGCAAGATGGCTGTTATTACTTTAAGGATGAACACACATTTGTGGAGGAAATTCGGGGCGGGGCGCAGTATGTGTCAGGCCTGTGGAATTTTTCCCCCGATATGATTATCCTCAAGAGTAGTTTTAGTTTTATTGTGTATGCATGTGAGAAAGTTGCACAACCTGATACTACGGGGAGAGTTATGGTTTATCTTTGCCCTCGGGTAAAGATTTACATGCCTTACTTCTTGTTTAGAGTCATTGCATGGTTGTGTGACGTAAAGTTGGACCTTGCTATGCCTTTGGGACGAATTAACCATATTGTGGGCCATAATGGTTTGCTTATTGGTAGATTCAACATTAAGGGTGTGAAAATGGTATCCATTCGGGAGAAGGGTAGTCAAGTTGACGATAGTTGTAATGTGCCAGAGCGAGTTTGGGAGGCACTTTGCAGGGCTGCGAGAATGAGCAAAACGTTTTTGATTGGTGACATTTCTAGAATTTGTGAGAATTGCAAAATCAAGAGATTGACCCAGGTCGAGTATACTTTGCTCGCAGTGGCTCTTAAATGTGGATCACCACCTCGCTACTGGGTTAATTTCCAGGCTTATGGTTCAAAGGACATGGACGACCTAGAAGATCCCAAAAATATAGCGGAATTAGCCGCTGAGCCCATCGTCACACAAGTGGCCGTTGCAGCGTGTGATAGTGTTAATAATGAGAAACTGTGTATAGACTCCAGGGTACTAAGTATTCGGAATCATGTTGTCCCCCCCACGAAATATGATGGTTACTGTGACGAGTTTGTGAAGTTGTTGGTGCCAACACCTGGTGAGGGTGTGCCGGTGGATTTGCAAACAGTTTGGATAACCAATGTACTAGTGTTCAGCGGGCCAGACAACGCGCTGAAGAACCCCATGTGCCCCGTAAGAATGTGTGCAGAGCTTTTGTTAAGAATGAGTTGGGGGATAAAATTTCCCCTGCTCATAACATATCCACTATGCGACAGGATCACACTCTAGAGTTATCCAGGTTTGCTTATGGTTTTAAGCAACACATGAAACAGTTTAATTTTTACGCCCCTGGCTGCGACCCCGAGACCATAGTCCGGAAAATCCGTGGTTACGCTACAGTGGTTAGTCTTGACAGAAAGGCCGAGTTGATTGAGACCGACTTTACGCGTTTTGATGCATCTATGTCATACTATCTCCGTGATTTGGAGTTTCGTGTGTACAAGAGATGGGTCGCTACTGCTGAGTTAGAGACGTTAAATCGGTTGCTTGCCGGAGAGATAAACCTCCAATGTTACAGTAAACATGGGATCAAGTACGAACAAAAGAGTAGTCGATGTTCTGGTTCACCCCTTACTACGGAAGGCAATACGGTAGTCAACACTTTTGTTGCTTATTGTGCTTACCGTAATGCGGGTTTTAACCAAGAGAAGGCTTTCTCGATGATTGGTCCAAAATATGGGGACGATGGTATCGATAGTTCGAGGGGAAAGTTTAAGCAAACATCGGAAGATCTAGGGTTGACTCTCAAGATCATGAAACCTGGTCCTAACGTGTCTTTTCTAGGTAGGCTGTATGTTGATGTATTCAATTATGACAACACTATGTCCAGCCCGGTTAAGATACTCAAAAGATCGTGTGTAGTGAATCGATTGAAGGATCCAAGGGCTTTGGCTGACAGGGTTTCGGGCTATCTGATTACAGATGGTCATTTACCATTGGTTGGACATTACCTCAGGGCCCTTCAACGCATTTATGCGTTGGGTACACCCCAGGAACTTTCAAAGATGGAACACGACATGGCCTTGCGACATAAGTTAGGACCTTATCCGCAGGACACATCCGACGTTGTTTTGGATCTGCAGACGTCCATGGTTTCCAGGCTTCTGGAGATAACCGGAGGAGAGTTACAGACCTTATGCATTAGTTTGGATGCTGCCACCAGCGTTGAGGACCTCAAGGCAATCAAGGTGCATGTTCGTGGGGTTGAGGACCCCGGTTTCAAGTTTTACTGGAATTAGTGGAAATCCGCCCTGCCACGGGCGGTGAAATATAGTGGTTGGGTGGTGGGGGCAAACGTAAAATGCCCACCCGTAAAATTTTTCGTCCCAAGATGGCCGCACCCCGGCGCCCTCGTACCAACACTGGTAGGATCTCCGGAACTCAACAAAGCGTTAGGGTTAACTACCGTGAGCTTTGGACACAAGTGACAGGTGCTGGAACTTCATCATCTAGTTCTCCACCGTATTTAGCCTTCATTCCTGGATTTTCCAGTTTGGCCCAACTCGATGCTTTAGGCACTCTTTATGAGAGCTATAGGCTCATTGGTCCAGTGAAGGTTCAGTACAAGGCTAGTGCTAGCATGGTGACCTCCGGTTCATTTGTCATGGGTGTCGATTACGACGCGAGAGACACCGTTGTTGGGTATAATGGCGTCGCAGCCTTAAATCCCAAAGCTATTGGCTCTGTGTTCAAGGACCATCAGGTGGTTGTTACCCCTGATAGGGCCATGAACAAAAAGTGGTTATTTTGTAATGGTCAAGCTGCTGGAGAGGCGGCGTTTGCTCTAGGTTACACCTGTACTGCGTCGGGAACCGGCGCCGTGGGTGATATTTGGTGTGAGTACTCTGTTGAGTTTATTTCACCCCGGATTCCATCCGCGACTCTGAGTGACATGACTACACTATTGGATACAGATGGCATCACATACTACAACCAGATTGACCGTGCATTAGATTCCCCTTATATCGAGGCCACGAGGAACACAGCAGGAACATCAAACACCACCACTTTTGATACAAATTTCATTGTTGGTGCTGCATCCCCATCTTTTCTCCCTGGTACCTATAGAATCGTGCTTAACAACGCGGCTGGAAATGGCACCGCAAGATATAATATTAATCAACCTGGCATACAGTTAATTTCCGTCAACGAGTCGTCTAATGGTACTTTTGATGCCTTTATTCGTCTTGGTGGAACTTTCTTTGCTAATGCGATTATTATGAATATGTCTCGCGGCAAACTTGCCACCCGCGCTGTTTCGCTTTCTCTGGTGGTAGCAAGGGCTTTGTATGGTCCAAAGCTAAATTAACTCGTGAAGGTTCTAGACATCTTT